TTGGCGGCAGCAAACACATCTTCTCCAGGAGCAGGAACTGTTGCTGGGTCCGCAAATGCAGAAGCAGCAAGAGTCACAATACCACGTGTTAGAACGGGTACTACTTCACCAGGAAGTACAGCTTGCAATTCCAGTGCTTTTTGACGGTAATAAAGAAGTTTTTCTCCATTCTCGTCGTGAGTTAAAGTTTGATTAAGGGTTACTCCCAAGATGTTAGCCTCATCTCCTGCAGGCTCAATAGTGAGCTGAGCAAAAGGATAAGAGTTTCCACCAATGTGGGGGTAATCGGTTTTTCCGAGATAGCTGTTGCTTTCGTACTTAACAGGTTCCCATGGATTTCCATTGGATCCAGTTAAAGATGCGGATTTGATTTTAACCAAAACACCGTTATCGTTAACCCCGTTAGATCCATTGAGGACCTGGTTGGGATCAATCGCATCAGTGATGGTCTTATCAAGCGCATACAGATTGACAACATCATGCTCGTTGTATTGCCTGAACGGTAATAATCTAAGTGCCATTTTTTGTTTCCTCGTGTTAGTATTGAATTGTTACGCTATCTTCTGAGAAAGCTTTTTTAAATTTTTCTCGAAGCGATAATTCTTCTTCGGTACTGGAACCATTGTTATTCGCTAATGCCTCGTCTTCGACTTCAGCATTCTCAATCGCTTCTTCAACGATTTCTTTTTCCTCAGAAGGTGTTTGATCCGAAGCTTGGCTTTGGAGAGCACTCAAACGCTCTTGTACACCTGCTTCGATTTTTTCTTGAAGTGCTTTTTCCTGTTCTTCAATGTGGGACTTGCATTTATGCTTCCACATCACAGACATCTTTTCTTTGTAAGATGCATAAGCCTCTTCGGAATCTAAATTTTTAATATCTTCTGCCAATAAAGCTCTGTCCTGTTCTTCAAGTTCGAAGAGCTCATCAAGGTCAGACATTCTGCTATTAAATAGCTCTAATGCTTTTTGAGCTTCGACTTCAGACTTGATTGTGTCAAGAGCTTCGGTTGTGCTAGCTAATTGTTCTTTAAGTTCCTCTAATTCTTTAGCAGTCGACTCTGCTACTTTTTCGAGTTCTTCTTTTTGAGAATTAAGCTGGCTTTTTTCTGACTGCCATTTTTCACTGTGCTCTAAAATAGCATCGTGAAAAACCTTGGTCATGTTAGCGACAGCTTCTTCAGTCAAATTCTTAGAAGATTTACTTTCTTCAAGAACAGCTTTGAATTGATCTAGAATTTCTTGTTCCATAATACGTTTATAGTTTTGAATGTTATAAGGTTGTACATTACCTTTTTTTATTTGGGAAATTTTTTGTTCCGAATCTATTTCAATTTTTTTGAATTGAAAAGACTCATCAACCTCAAGATCTTCCTCTGATTCTTCTTGAGCCATCACTACACCCTCCACATCTGCGGCGGGATTTGATGTAAAACCTATTCCAAGTGGATATATATCACCTTTAATAAGCCTGTATATATCTTCACCATTTTCTGTCTTGCCGTCTCCCCCGTAACACTTTAAGTGTTTGGATAATTTTTCTTTTTCCTCTAAATCATCCACGATTCTCGCTTGGGATAGTTCCCTGCTTCCTACGGCAATATCATAATCGTTGAATCCAAGTTCCCAGCTAGCTGAGACTGTATGAAAAAAGTCACTATCCTCGTCTGTTGATTTCTCTATGAGAGAGGCGAAGTCTGGGTTTACGGATCTATAAACTACTGCGGACAATGCAATATTGAATGGAGTATTACCATCAATCATTTCATCCGCATTTGAAATTTTATTATCTCCATAGGTAGATAAAGATGCACCAACTATATGCCCAACAACTTTAGAACGCTGGTGTTCAATATTAGTTGGCTTGTGCAAAAAGTGATCTTTTATCGCTACAGCAGTCTTCCCGTTTATTCCGTCTCCATTCTTATTAAATACATTTGCGACTGCAGCATTAAAAGCTACTCCGATGATATCTATGTTTTTTTCAAAATCAATATCCTTAGGAATTAAGCCTTGCAAATCTTTTAAATTTGAAGCTTCTGATACCAATTCTTGTTTAATGGTTTCTAGTGAAATATCACTAGCAAACGAAGTTGTATACTTAAAAGGTAAATTCATACTTTAAGTAGATACACCTTTTTTATTATTTTTTTCCTTTTTTACTGTGATATAATATCGCAGCAGGATATGAAACTATCTCATGCTGGACAGAAATGTCTAAAATTTCAGGCAAAGTTTCGAGTCTGGAAATTTCTTCAAAATCTTTAATACATGCTTCTATTTTATCTTCCCACTGATTTTTTTCTGTAGAGACTACTATTGACTCAATTAAATTACTAATAAGATCTTTCTGGTCTTGAGATAATTTTTTCTTTTTAGATTGAGACCTCATAATTTTTTCTGCATTTTTTTGCAAGCCCTCTATTTCATAAACCGTCGCTTGAATATCTTTCCTGCTATACAATTCTGAGGCTATCCCAGTTTTTGTATCAGTACCCGCTGGCCTTCCAACTTCTCCAGACGGCTTAACAGCTGGATCATTGTCTCGAACTTTGTTTTGCTCTTCTTGGGTCTCCATCTGCATATCATGAGCTTCTTTTTTCATGTCTTGATCTTCTTCTGTCAAGATCGGTTGGGCTGCAGCTAAAGGTGTATAGTAACCTTTTTTGCGATCCTCCAGCAACTTTTCTTGGGCTGTTTGAAGCTCAGCAGGGTTAGGATAAATTCCTTGCTTAATTGCCGTCATGCCTTGCTCTGGTGTGATTATGCCCATCTCAATAAGTCTTGATGCAACACGCTGTAACTGAACTTCGTCTTTAATGTCAATTTCAACAAACTTGGCGATTGGAAAATTTTTAAGACCAACCATTTTGCAAACCTCTTTGATTTGAGGTTGAAGAAAGTCATTAAGAAAAGAGTTCCTGGCCTCCTTTAGTCTTTCAAGAAATATTTGAGCCTTAACTTGGGTGCTGGAATAGTTTTCTTTCCCTACAATTATATTTTGCAAACCTTCTTTGATATCTTCGTTTACTATTTGATATTTTTCTGGCCCTAAAACTTTATTTAAATCAGGGATTACAAAATCTGCTTTAGTTGTATAGTCAGCTATCAAGGCTCTTCCCACGCTTTCATTTAAGAATAGTTGCTGCATAGCCTTTAAGTTATTAGGGTTGACTCCTCCTTTGTCAGGAGTGTTGCCCATGGTAATTAATAATATTACATTCTCGACTGTTCGGCTAATTGCTTGGTCTACCTTTTTTAATTCAATCTTCCAATTAATATCATCAAGTACAGCAAAGCCAAATGGAGTAGCAAAAGGTTCGTAATCCTGCTTTTTATAAAATGAATAAATTAATTTATCAGGATCAAGATCTATCAATACACCGTCGTTTTCGAATGAATTTTTTAATACTTTTTCTTTTGCATCTTGAGGTAAAGACTCAAATACTTCCCTGTCATATTCTGTTTTTGGATTTTTTAACCTTTCTAAATCGTATTCACTGAGAAGTTTCTTATAGACTCCATTTTTAATATCAAATGTTATGCTTCTTGTGGCCACAAAATCGTAAGGATTTAGAAATACATACCTCATTGGGATTTTGTTTGCAGCCGCATTAGAGGATTCAGCATAAACTTGATTTAACTTAGTAAGATCTGAGCTTTTAAACTTACCTTCTAATTTATATATAAAAATATTACCTGACCTGTAAAATTCTCTAAAATACTGATCTTTAATTTTCCAGCCTTGAATTTTTTCAAGCCACTTATATACGAAATTCTTAGACTTTTCAGATCCTCCGTCTAGGAATATATCTGAATTCGCAAATTCAGCCATGACATCTACAGCATTCCTGAATATAGGTACATTGGCATATGCTTTTTGACATAGTAAGATTGTGTCCCTTGGGGATATAAATGAATCCTTATAAGAATAAGGCAGACTCATATTTTTGATATGAGCATATTTATCGCAGGTAGTTTCTCTAGAATTAACAGCTCTTCGGGTTTTACTTCCGTCCGCTCTTGTAGTCTGATTAATATTTCTACTATATGCAGCTTGCGAGTAAAATGTTTCTCCTGCGAATACTGGCGCAGAGTCTTCTGAAGCTTGGGAGCTATTCAAAAGTTCATCTATAGACTTTTCACCACTTTTAAACTTATTCCAATAATCTGATCTCTTAGTATATTTCCTAGGCATATACTATAATACACAAAAAAGTTTAAAGTTACAATAAAAGTTACATTAAATAAGAATCGGGGTAAATGTTGAAGCTACATCTTCGTCTTGCACATTAATCATGTCATAGTAAGTTTTAATCATCCAATTACCCAAAACTAATGCAGAATAAGAATCTTTTCTTGCTTTTCCAGGCCCTGTTTGCCTTCTTAAATTGGCTGGTAAGTTAAAAGTTTGTGTTCCTTGCGGTGTGGAAGTCACCTGTATTAATGCACACTGGTTTTTAGTATAGTTTAACATATCAAATTGATGATCCACAAAGTCAATCATCATACCAGACCCTTTTGATTTTATTAACTCTTTTTGGTTTGGTATAAATGTTAAATCATCTATTGGTATTTTATGGCTTATTTGTATTCTGTAATCTTTGTCGAGAGCCCTAGACGCGAAAGATATTCTTTTATGATCAAAGTTAGCTTGTAGTAACTCATTAGCCCTACGAATCCAATCAGAAGTAGCTTTCCTTAATACTACAATTTTCTTCTTTTTTATATCATACTGTCTTCTGGCAGACCTTAATTGTTCTTGGTAATTTTCTAAATCATCAAAATTAGCAGTAATCTCTTCTAATTTTAAATTACTTTCATTGAACTGTTGACTAGCATTAGCTGCTTGCATGAACTGAACCCCTCCGCCATAGTCACCTATTATAGAAACAATATTAAAGTGTTTTAGTATGTAATGAAAATAATTAATATGATCATTCATTTTTAGTCCCGGCATAGCATAACTATGCACAAGGGTCCCAGTTTTATTATTGTCATTTAATTTGAAAACATGCATTGCAAAGTCATCAGAACTTTCACTCTCAGCCCAACTAGGGTCAAATGCTAATAAATATTTAGAATCTTTTTCTCCAGCTACCTCAATACATGGAGACTCTCCGTCTGGAACTGTACACGCAGCCATAGTAGATGTCTTAAAAAATCCAGAGCTATCATCAGTGAAAATA